TCCTTTCAATCCCGTAGACTACGCATCCCTTGGTGCTGGACCAGGAGGTAAGCTTGCTATATCTGCAAATAGATCTAGAAAGTTAATAGATAAAATACTGGACTTAAGAAAACAAGGCAGACAAGCCAGAGCAGACTATAAAAGAGGCCAAGCTCAAGCTAATGCAAATGAACCTCAAGGTTATGAATTAATGGACAAATCTAGAAAGAATATGAAAAATTTATTCGATCAAGAACAAAAGGCTGCTAAAGAATTATTAGATTCTAAACAACTAAAAGGGTTTAAAGAATTTGATGTAGATATACATAATGCAAGGTTAAAGTATGGACCTTTATCAGGTTTTAAAGGTTTAAAAAAGAACCCAAGAACAGGTGAAGTAATGTCTGATGCAGAAATAGATAAAATAGGAGAAGGAATAGCAATTCGTAATTTAGGTAATATGCTTGAAACCCTAGAAAAAGGTGGGAAACCTGCCAAAAATCTCAAGAAAATTGCTTCAAGAGTAGTAGATCTTTATGAAGAAGCAGGTAAAAAAATACCTAAGTAATTAAAAAATATGGCGACTAGAGCAGAGGTACTTGAGAAACTAAAGACGGCAGCTTCCGAAGGTAACATTCGTGAAGCTTATCGTGAGTTTGAAGAACTGCCGATAGTAGACCAGTTAGCGATTAGTGTGTCTCCTGGCGTAGGAGATGCGTTAGCAGTTTACGAAGTTGGAGAGTTTGCAAAGAGAGGATCTGAAAGCTTAGAAGAAGACGAGTTCCTTGGAGCCTTGGGTAATTACGGTTTATCGGCGTTAGCCGCTGCTAGCTTGATACCTATCTTTAGATTTTTCAGAGGTGCTAGAGCCATAAAGGCAGCCCCTACGGAAGAAATTAAGTTACTACCAGACCTAGAACCTACCAAGGTTGTAGAAAAGGCTACAAAGGATTTACCTGTACCCAAGGTTGAAGAGTTTAAACCGCTATCATTAGATGAGCAGATGTACCCAGGAACTATGTTTGATAGCAAAATTATTGACAGACAATCTCCCAGATACATTTCCGATGATTTAGTAAACAAAGGATTAACTTCAAAGGCCGCTAAGTTTGTAAATACAAGCAAGAAACTACCAAATCAAGGTAAAGCACAAGCGTTCATCAACGCAATTAAGAAAAGTGGAGTACCGGAAGGTGAAATGAGATTGCTTAACTTGATTGACGAAACAGGTGAAATACATCCTAAGTTGATGAGTGAGCTTGAGATAAGGAATCCTCAAGGCAAGATTACCCGACAAAGGTTAGCTAACTATATTAAATCCAATCAACAAGGTGCATTAAGCAGAAGACGTTTAAATGAAAACCAATTTGCAGGCCAAATAGATACAAGTGGTACTTCAGCAGTAAAAGAAAACACTTACCACGTAAGAGATTTAGATAGAAAGGGTAGGTTTGATCATTACAGCGGTTTTGACGAACATAAAGAAAATTTTGTTTTTGACAGTATTGCTGACTTAGATTTAAGAGAAGCTGCTGGTAATATTGATTTAGATTCTATAGATAAAGTAAGAGATTTTGTAGGTGGCAATAGTTTATTAAACGTAGCAAGAATACAATCTGATTACGCAGAAGAACTTGGTGAGCTAGCTTCAAGAAATAAAAAAGATCAACTTGATAGTATTCGAGACTCTGATGAATACCAAAATATTTCTAATCAAATATCAGATGGTACAAAATTAGATGAATACAATTTTGCCATATCAGCAATAGAAGCAACCGTTAGACAGGCCCCAGATTTATCTCCGTCTAAACTTAGAGATAAGTTGTTTAAAGATATGTTAAATGACAAAACTCCCGTAGGTAAATTATATAAAGAAACGGTAGAAGAAAATGATGATTTCGCAGATTTTGATATCGGAAGTTTTATAAAACCTGAATACTTTGAGAAACTAATACCTGTCGTTAAAAAAGCACAAGCAGACTTTCCATTAACACCTTACGTGGATTCTAAAAAAGTAGCTGCTTTGAAGAAAGATCTTGATACATACAATAAAAACGTACCGAAAATAAATAAGCTAGCTAGAGAAAAGTTTGAAATACAAAAGGGACGCAAGGCATCTGGGTTAACACCTGAATCGCCTTCTTATTTAAAAATAGACGAAGATCTAGCAGAAATAGATAAACAAATATCAGATATATTTCCTGAAGGCATATTCAATAAATTTGATGGATATACTTTAAGCAAAACAGATCTAGAAGAAGCTACAGGCAGACCATTTACTGAATCGCTTGGTAAAAGTATAGATGAAATATTCTACGACCTAGAATATCTACGAGGTGGAAATACAGGACCTATAAGACAAAAGTATGGACCAGGTACTCCTGAAGAAAGAGCTTTAAAATACTTTAATGAATTAGTTAATAATAGCGAACAAACTTTTAATCTTGGTAATGGGTTATTTATACTTAAAAAAGCCACTAAGATTAATCCTGATCTACTTAAAGGTTATGCAATTGACCCATACGCTAAAGGAGCTAGAAGTGATGTCACTAAGTTCCCTATAAGATCTAACTTCTTGAGAGCAGTTACAGAAGGCAAAGATGGTATGTATCTTGACTCAGCTACAAAAAGGCTAGGAAAAGAAGGAGGTAGTCAGTATGACATATTGCAAACTACCTATAAAGAAGCTGAAAATGAAATAGCAAAAATCATCAAAGAGTTGGGCGAAGATCCCAAAAAATACGTCAAAAAGTTTGATGATGTAGATGGAGATCTTGATGGAACTTTCGTTAAGATTGATGACCAAATAAGAGATTTAGTAAAAGACAAAGGCGTAGACGCATTTAAAGATGGTGGTCCTGTTAGTATAGAGAATATGTTAGCTGCCTTATGAACCTAGCTCACCTTTCCGATCAAGAGATCAAAGAAACTTTAGTATTGCAAGAGAGACTTCAGTTACTTAAAAAACAAAGTGGCTGCCAAGAAACATTCTTAGACTTTATTAATCATATGTGGCCCGAGTTTATTTGTGGTCGTCACCACAAGATATTCGCACAAAAGTTGGAAGACGTTGCTAATGGTAAGTGCAACAGGCTTATTATTAATATGCCGCCAAGACATACGAAGTCTGAGTTCTGTTCTACCTATTTTCCTGCTTGGATTATGGGTAAGCAGCCAAAGCGTAAGATTATGCAAACAACGCATACCGGAGAGCTGGCTGTAAGATTTGGTCGTAAGGTTCGTAACATGATGGATACGGACGAATACAGGCAGATATTTCCAAAGGTTAATTTACAAGCAGACTCTAAATCAGCAGGTCGTTGGGAAACTGACAAAGGTGGCGAATACTTTGCCGCAGGTGTCGGAGGAGCGATTACGGGTCGTGGTGCGGATTTATTAATTATTGACGATCCACATTCAGAGCAAGATGCTCTTAGCCCTACTGCTATGGAGGCATGCTGGGAATGGTACACATCTGGACCAAGACAGCGTTTACAACCAGGTGGAGCTATCATACTAGTTATGACTCGTTGGAGTTCTATAGATCTAACAGCTAAATTGTTAGAGTCTCAAAAAGAATTATCGGCAGATCAATGGGAAGTTATAGAGTTTCCAGCAATATTTCCAGAAACTAATAATGCTTTATGGCCCGAGTTTTGGTCTATGGATGAACTCCAAAAAGTAAAATCTTCACTACCGGTTCAGAAGTGGAATGCGCAATGGATGCAGACACCAACTTCAGAAGAGGGATCTATAGTCAAAAGAGAATGGTGGAAACCTTGGAAAAGCGAGATATTACCGCCAGTAAGTTATATCATCCAAAGTTATGATACAGCTTTTAGTAAAAAGGAAAATGCAGACTACTCTGCCATATCAACGTGGGGTGTATTCAAACCTACGCCTGACTCACCTGATTGCATAATACTGTTGGATGCCCAAAAGGATCGTTGGGACTTTCCAGAGTTGAAACGTATAGCCTATGAAGAATATCAATACTGGGAACCTGATATGGTTTTGATAGAAGCAAAAGCATCAGGAACACCTTTGACACACGAACTTAGGAGATTAGGTATACCTGTGGTCAATTACTCTCCGACTAGAGGACACGATAAATCTACAAGGATGCACTCGGTTGCACCTATCTTTGAATCTGGTTTGGTATATGCACCTGAAAGAAAGTTTGCAGATGAAATGATAGAGGAATGTGCATCTTTTCCTTTTGGTAAAAATGATGACCTATGTGATACTATGACGCAAGCTCTTATGAGATTCAGGGAGGGTGGTTTGGTATCACTTGATGATGATTATTCAGACGAAGTTAAAGCACCAGTAAGGAGAGTTTACTACTAGGATTATGGCAATAGAAAAAGATATAAACCCAACTGTACTTAACGAACAAAATCAAGTGCCGCTTGGTCAAGAAGATATGAGGGTTGCTATAGAGGCAATAAAAGACAGGGGTACTGAAGGGTTCCAAATGCAAGAAGATGGTAGTGCAATTCTGGAAGCTTCAATAGTTGAAGAAATAGATACAGATTTTGACAGTAATCTAGCAGAGGTTTTAAGCCCACAAGATTTAAGAAATATATCTAACGAAATAATAGCTGGTATAGAAAAAGACAAAGCATCAAGAGAGGATTGGGAAAAAACTTATAAGGATGGTTTGGAGTATTTAGGCATGAGGTTTGATGAAGAACGCTCTGAACCTTTTGCCGGTGCAAGCGGAGTTATACATCCATTATTAGGAGAAGCCGTCACTACATTCCAAGCACAAGCCTACAAAGAACTTTTACCTGCTGGCGGCCCAGTCAAAACACAAGTTATAGGTGCTTACAATTCTTTAGTAGAAGAACAAGCTCAAAGGGTAAAAGAGTTTATGAATTATCAAATTACTCATGTTATGGAGGAGTTTGATGAAGAATTAGACCAAATGCTTTTTTATCTACCTTTAGCAGGATCGGCATTTAAAAAGGTTTATTATGACGAAAACCTTGGCAGGGCGGTATCTAAATTTGTAGCACCTGAAGATTTGATAGTGCCTTACTATACAACGGATTTAGAAACATGCCCCAGAATTACAAATGTAATTAAAATTTCTGAAAACGAGGTAAGAAAATTACAGTCTTTGGGTTTCTACCGCAAAATAGATATTTCCTATGGAGATGATGCCGGAGAGTATAGTGGTGTAAAAGAAGAGATAGAGAAACTATCAGGTATGGAACCATCATATGATGACGGTGAAGTTTCTGTTTTGTACGAAGTTCATTGTAATTTAGAGCTAGATGGTTTTGAAGATACAGATGATGAAGGACGTATGACCGGTGTCAAACTTCCGTATATAGTAACTATTGATTCTAACTCCAACCAAGTTCTTTCTGTAAGAAGAAACTATAGGGAGGATGACCCTTTAAAAACAAAAATAGAATACTTTGTTCATTTCAAGTTTTTGCCTGGTTTAGGATTTTATGGGTTTGGTTTAACACACATGATTGGTGGTTTATCAAAAGCATCAACTTCTATTATGCGTCAATTGATTGATGCTGGAACTTTAGCTAATCTACCTGCTGGTTTTAAAACTAGAGGTATAAGAATTAGAGATGAAGATACTCCCATACAACCTGGTGAGTTTAGAGATGTAGATGCTCCTGGTGGATCTCTGCGCGATTCCATACAGCCCTTACCTTTCAAAGAACCTAGCGGCACATTACTCCAGTTGTTGAATATATTAGTGAACTCTGGACAAAAGTTTGCGTCTATAGCCGAAATTAACACAGGACAAGGAAATCCAAATGCACCTGTAGGAACCACACTAGCTTTATTAGAAAGATCTACTAAAGTTTTATCTGCTATACATAAAAGATTACATAACTCGCAAAAGAAAGAATTTAGAATCCTATCAAGTGTATTCAAAGAGTATTTGCCTCAAGAATATCCTTACGCGATTGCTAACAATGAAACAACGATAAAGCTATCTGACTTTGATGAAAAAGTAGATATATTCCCTATATCTAATCCTGATATATTTAGTCAATCTCAAAGGATTGCTATGGCACAAGAAATGATGCAATTAGTGCAATCCAATCCACAAGTGCATGGACCTAACGGCACGTATGAAGCTTATAAAAGAATGTACGCGGCTATAGGTGTTGATAATATAGATCAAATACTAACACCTCCACCACCTACAGATCCTTTACCTTTGGAGGCTGGCTTTGAAAATAATCAGTTGCTTTTGGGTCAACAAGCTCAAGCATTCCCACAACAAAATCATGATGCACATATTGCGATTCATATGTCTTTGTTGAACACACCTCCGGTGCAAATGAATGCTCAAGTGCAGGCTTTGATTCATTCACATATCATGCAACATTTACAAATGAAGGCTGATATTCTTGGTGAGCAACAAATGCCGCCAGAAGTTAGACAACAGTTCCAACAACTACAGCAACAAGCTCAACAGGCATCTCCACAAGAAGCACAAAACTTATCCTTACAGGCAGGAAATCTATTGGCACAATTCTCGTCACCCATCCTTGCTGAATTGTTAATTGAGTACAATCAAAAAGTTTCAGCACCACAAGATGAAGATCCATTAGTGGCTATTAGAAAACAAGAACTCGCCCTGAAAGGTCAAGAGCTGTCTATAGAACAACAACAATTCTTAGCAGCTGAACAAAGAAAAGCCCAAGAAGCTCAACAAAGAATTAATGTAGATAGAGAGAGGATTGATACACAAGAGGATATTGCAGAGCTTAGAGACGAAACTGCTAGGGCTAGGTTAGAACAACAAAGAGCTTTTAAGCTTATGGAACAATCTAACAATCAACAGTAGTGCCTAAGACTTTTGACGTTCAAAAAATACAAAGAGTTAAGAAAAAAACTTCTATAGGTAATAGTGCTTTGAGTAGAGGTGCAGGAACTAACAAGAGAAAAAATAAAAAGAAGTACCGAGGTCAAGGTAAATAAAACCTTGCAAATATTATTTATCTAACTAATAATTGTTTTCATGATAAAAAGAACTGATATTAACCAACAAAAAACTCCTACTGTTATGGTTAACAAAAACCCTTACAGTAACAAAGGTTCTGTACCTCTTAAAACAGATGCAGGAACTTTTGATGCCAATACAACACCTAAACCTGGTATGGGTAAAGGTAAAGCACGAGGAATGGGTGCTGCTGAATTTGGCGGTAAGTTTTCTGGTGTTTATTAGGTGTCAGTAGTTTGGATTAGCCAAAAGTTTTTAAAAGAAATTGAGGCCCAAAAAGAAAGCGTAAAAGACACAATCTTGGCTGGCACCAAAGATTTTGCGCAATATCAGTATCTGTGTGGACGCTACAGTTCTCTGGTTGACACAGAAAATACATATAGAGAACTGCTGGGAAAAATACAAGAAGATGTCGAAGATACACATACCTGAACACGTTGCACAGGAAATAGAAAAAGAAAACATACAAGAAACAGAAGCTCCAAAAATAGAAGAAACCCAACCCGAGGAAGTACTACCTTACGTAGAACAATCAGCCAGGGTTTTAGATCCAACCCTCTTAGACAAATCAATTTTAGAAAGAATGCCTCAACCTACCGGTTGGAGGATATTAATCCTGCCATTTAAAGGCAAAGGCGTTACTGAAGGCGGAATACATTTAGTTCAATCAACTGTAGATAGAGAATCTTTAGCTACTGTTGTTGGCTATGTTGTAAAAATGGGTCCTGATTGCTACAAAGACTCTGCTAAGTTTAGCGAGCCTTGGTGTCAGGAAAAACAATGGGTATTGATAGGGAGATATGCTGGCGCACGTTTCAAGCTCGGAGATGAATCTGAATGCAGAATCATTAATGATGACGAAGTAATAGCTACTATATTAGATCCCGATGATATTCTTGCAGTATAAGGAGAAAAAATGAACGAAGAAGCGAAGCAGGAAGATATAGTAGACGAAGGCGAAGTTGTCGAAGTAGATCTTCCTGAAGAAAAACCTAGCGGTAAAATAGCAGATTTAGCTCCACAAGAGGAGCCTGATATAGAAGCTGAAGAGGCAATACAAGATGTTTCTGAAGAACCGCAACAGAAATCTGAAGACGAGTTGGAAGATTATTCTGAAAAGGTCAAGAAAAGAATAGGAACGCTAACGCGTAAGTTGAGAGAAGCAGAAAGAGGCCAAGAGTCCGCTTATGAATATGCTAAAAGAGTAGCTGAAGAAAACCAAGTTCTGAAAAGTAGATCTACATCTTTAGATAAATCTTATCTAAATGAAGCAGAAAGCAGACTCAAATCGCAAAAGGCTCAAGCACTAGCGGCTTTAAAAAATGCACATGAAGTTGCAGATTATGACAAGGTTGCAAAAGCTCAAGAGGTTCTTGCAAAGATATCCGTAGAAGAAAATAAAGTATCTGAATCTAAGGTTGTTATTGAGCAACAAGAAGATATACAAGCCAACTATGAGAATTACTATCCTAACCAGGCCTTTCAAAATCAAACCCAACAAGCCGTTGTCCCAGAATTAGTTGGAAGAGACAAAGAATGGGTCGAAAATAACGAATGGTTTGGTCAGGATGAAGTAATGACTATGGGAGCTATGGCAATCAACAAACAATTAGAAAGTGAAGGGTTTGACCTTGGTTCAGAAGAGTACTATAGTGAGGTAGATAAGAGAATTCGTGAAGAATTCCCGCAGAAGTTTAATGAATCTTCTGTTAAATCTAAGCCTCAACAAAAAGTGGCTTCAGCGGGTAGGGTAGCAGGTAATGCTAGTTCTAATAAAAGACAAGTTAAATTGTCACCTTCAGAAGTACAGATGGCTAAAAGATTAAACGTACCCTTAGATGAGTACGCTAAATATGTTAAAAGGTAAAACTATGACAGAAGATAAAAAAGAAATTAACAGAACACCACGTTCTGCCGACACTCGAGCCAAAAAAGTTGCTCGCAAACCTTGGAGTCCACCATCAATGTTGGATACTCCTCCTGCACCTGAAGGATATACTTACAGGTGGATAAGAGCCGAAATTGCAGGCGAAGAAGATAGAAAAAATATAACTTCAAGACTTAGAGAAGGTTTTGACCTTGTTAGAGCTGAAGAGTTAGATGGATTTGAACTTCCAACGCTTGATAATGGTAGGCATGCAGGAGTAGTTTCAGTTGGCGGTTTGCTATTGGCCAAGATTCCTAATGAGACACGTAATGAAAGAAACTCCTACTATCAAAACGCTGCTAGAACACAACAAGACGCTGTTGATAATGACTTACTCAAGGAATCAGATCCAAACTCTCCAATCTTGAACCCGGAGAGATCAAGCAAAGTAACTTTTGGAGGTGGTCAACGGAGTTGATCATCATTTATTAATTTTAAATAATATAGGTAACTTATTATGGCTAATAAAGATGCCCCATTTGGAGCAAGATTAGTAGGCAAATTAGGTTCTGGAGTAACCTCTAACGGTTTGACAGAATATAAAATTGCCTCTGGTGCTTCAGGGAATATTTTTTCAGGTGATTTAGTAAAAATGACCAATGCAGGTACTATACTTGTAGCTGCTGCCGGTGATGAGTCCATAGGTGTATTTAGAGGATGTCAATTTACCGATACAAACGGTGATGTTGTATTTAAATCCTTTTTCCCCGATGGAACTGTAGCATCTGATATTGTAGCTTTCGTGATAGATGACCCTAATGCTGTATTTGAAATTCAGAGTGCCGGTTCTCCAGCGCAGACTGATGTAGGCTTAAATGCAGATATTTCTTACACCGCAGGATCTACCAAAACTGGTATGTCAGCAGTAGAACTATCTGGAACAACTGCCGCAACAACTGCTACTTTTAGGATTATGGGCTTTTCTTCTGATCCAGATAACAGTACTACAGGTTCAGCTAATGTGAATGTTATAGTTAAGTTTAATGAGCATTTCTATGTTGATCCTACAGGAGTTTAACGATGGCAATAAATAGATCGCAATTAGCGAAAGAACTAGAGCCGGGCTTAAATGCCCTGTTCGGCATGGAGTATGCTAGGTATGAAGCAGAGCATGCAGAAATCTTTGATACAGAGAGTTCTGATAGAGCGTTTGAAGAAGAAACTTTAATCGTTGGGTTTGGTAATGCTGAAGTAAAATCAGAAGGTAGTGGAGTCAGATTTGACAATGCTAACGAAGGTTATACTTCTCGTTATACTCACGAGACGGTTGCTTTGGCATTCGCACTAACAGAAGAAGCTGTTGAAGATAATTTGTATGATCGTCTTGGTGCTAGATATACTAAAGCACTAGCTAGATCTATGGCTAATACAAAGCAAATCAAAGCCGCTGCGGTACTAAACAATGCGTTTAGTGTAACCGGTGGTGATGGTAAAACTTTGATTGCTACAGATCACCCGCTAGGTGGCGGAGGTACTCTAGCTAACAGAGAAACTACTATGGCGGACCTTAATGAAACTTCTCTCGAAACTGCTTTGATTAATATCTCTACATTTACTGATGATAGAGGTTTAAACATAGCACTAAGAGGAATGAAACTTATTGTTCCACCACAATTAGTCTTTGTTGCAGATAGACTGCTACAAACTCCTGGCAGAGTTGGCACTTCAGACAATGATATTAACTCAATTAGAAATCAAGGAATGATCCCTGATGGATATGTAGTTAATCATTACTTGACTGATACAGATGCTTACTTCTTAAAAACAGATTGTCCTGATGGATTTAAGTATTTTGAAAGATCACCAATGCAAACTGCATTAGAGGGAGATTTTGATACTGGAAACATGAGGTACAAAGCTAGAGAAAGATATTCATTTGGATATTCTAACTTTAGAGCTGTTTACGGTTCACAAGGAGCTTAATGAACGATTGATTGTAGCGTTTATAACTCAACTACAATTAAGAAAGGGAGCCTCGGCTCCCTTTTTCTTGCTCCACCTTTATTTCAGGTGTAAACTAAAATTGGTTTAAAATTAATTAGCTTGATGAGGGCCGTTTACGGTTTCCATTAATACAAATATAAGGAGTTCAAGATGGCTAATCCACATTTCAAAAACTTAATACTCAATGCTGGTAACAGCGAGTCTACTAGACATAAGAAGGATCTTCCTATGTTCTTAGTAAACCCTTCTAGTTCGTTGTTCTATCAATATTCAAATGATTTTATGACTTACAATTCTGGCGATTTTACAATCACTACAACTGAAGCAGGTACGGGTTCAGCTACAGAAGCTTTAACTTCTGGGGCAGGCGGTCAGCTTCTGCTTACAAATGCAGCAGGTGATAATGATTTAGACTTTTTACAATTAAAAGGTGAGTCATTCAAACTAAGCAGCAGTAAAAGAGCTTTTTTTAATGCTAGGTTTAAAGTAAGTGATGCAACGCAATCAGATGTTGTTATGGGCCTACAAATAACCGATACAACACCTCTTGCTGTTTCTGATGGTGTTTACTTTATGAAAGACGATGGTGATACAAACCTTGATTTTCACATAGAAAAAGATGGTAGCGATACTACAACAACAGCGGTTACTACTTTAGCTGATGATACATTTGTAGACGTTGGTTTCTTTATAGATCCTAATACTTCACAAGTATCTTACTTTATAGGTAGCGCGACTCCAGTTGGTGTTGTGAATACAAATTTACCTGATGACGAAGAGTTAACAGTATCTTTTGGTATACAAAATGGTGAAGCAGCAGCTAAAACTATGACAATTGATTACATAAATGTAATCTGCGAAAGATAGGAGTAAATAATGGCTGATACAGTAACTTCTCAGACTATTCAAGATGGTCCAAGAGTTGCCATTTTGAAATTCACCAATGAGTCAGATGGAACCGGTGAATCTTCCGTAAAAAAAGTAGATGTTTCTGCTCTAAGTACAAACGCAGCAGGTGAAACCTGCACTAGCGTTTCAATAGGCAGAATTTACTGGGCGACTAGAGGTATGGGTGTTGATATTGAGTTTGACGCTAGCACAAACGTCTTAGCAATACCCTTACCAGCTGACAGTACAGGAGATGAATATTACGATGATAGATTTACTGGCATACCAAATAATGCAGGATCTGGAGTAACAGGTGATATTGATTTCACTACGGTTGGACACTCAAGCGGAGACGCATACTCAATAATATTAGTTCTTAATAAAAACTATTAATGGCAGAGTATAGAGGCAAAACAGTAACTCTTAACAGACCAAGGGCTATCCCAAAAGGTAGCCCTGGGTATGGTAAAAAACGTAAAGAGGTTTTTGTAAAGGGTTGTAGTAGTGAAGGCTCTAAAGTCAAACGCATAACTTTTGGTGATGCCAAACTTGGTATGCACAAAAATAATAAAGCTAGAAAAAAATCATATTGTGCTAGGAGTAAAGGTATGGGTGGTACTACCGATAGATGTAGTGCAAATTACTGGGCTAGGAGAGATTGGGATTGTTAAATGCCTAAAAAAGATCCAAAAGTAGGTACAGGGAAAAAACCTAAAGGTAGTGGCAGAAGACTGTATACTGACGAAAATCCAAAAGATACTGTTCCAATAAAATACGCTAGTATTCAAGATGCGAGAGATACGGTTGCTAAAGTACAAAAAATAAAAAAACCATTTGCAAGAAAAATACAGATACTAACCGTTGGGGAACAAAGATCTAAATATGGTGGCAAGCCAAGACAGGCAGAAATATTTAGAAGGGGCAAAGATGCAATTAGAAAAAAAGCTGGTAGAATCAAGTAATGGCTAAGAAAGCAAAAAGCGGCGGTAAGATTTGTCCAGAGGGCAAGGCTTGGGCAAAGCGTACTTTTGATACATATCCTTCTGC